GCTTTCAAGATATCCGATTTGTTAATACCTACTTCAAAGGAGATGGTATTGATATTGGATGCGGACCAGACCCATTAAGTAAATTCTATCAGCAATTTCCAATGATGTCTTCTTTAAAGCCATGGGATCTTGGTGATGGAGATGCCCAATTTATGCAAAGTGTGTCTGATTCTACGTATGATTTTGTTCATAGCAGCCATTGTCTAGAACATATGGTTGATCCATATCAAGCGTTTGAAAATTGGATCCGTATTTGTAAACCAGGTGGACATATTATTACTACTATTCCAGATGAAGACATGTATGAACAAGGTGTTTGGCCAAGTACAAATAATCAAGATCATAAAACATCTTGGACACTTGCAAAAACATCTAGTTGGAGTCCTGTAAGTGTTAATCTTTTTGACTTTTTAAATCAATTTAGAGGCAAGATTGAAGTTATTAAAGTAGAAAAAATGAACCAAGCTTTTATGTTTGATGTAGAACGATTTGACCAAACGTATCATCATATTGCAGAATGTGCTATTGAATTTATTGTACGTAAACTTACACCAAATGATATTGCACGTAAAGGTAGATTACCTAAATGATCGGTATAGCAACACTGCATAATGATAACTATAGGCAACTTGCGTCATTGACCTATGATAACAATAAGGTTCCATATTGCGAACAGCATAGTTATAAGCACTTTGCTATGACTGATGGTTGGAGCGACAATATCTATTTTGACAGTATTCGATATATGATTGAGGTACTAGAAGGTAACCCAGATATTGAATGGCTTTGGTGGTTAGATTGTGATGCATTAATTACCAATTATACTAAGAAATTAGAAGATGTCATTGATAATGATTATCATGTAGTAATGACTAAAGATGTTAATGGCTTAAATGCTGGTAGTTTTCTTGTTAGAAATAGTTCAGAAGGTTTAGCTTGGTTAAAGATGATTATGTCGTATAAACCAGCCTATGATCAAGAAAGATGGGCATTAGCTGAACAGGCAGTCATGGTAAAAGAATATGATAACTATAAAGACATTATAAAGTTAATTCCACAACGAGAAATTAATTCTTACATGTATGAATTATATCCTGAAGTAGGACATTATACTTTAGGTCAATGGCACGTTGGAGATTTTGTACTTCATATTCCAGCTAGGACTAATGATTTACGTTTAAAATTATTTAATAATTTAGAGATAGTAAAATAATATGGCTACATTTGGGCAAGATGAATCTGTTAAAGTTGATATAGCTCATTCTAATCTTTTAACTGGATTGGTAATGGCTAATAAACCAAAGTATGTCCTTGAATTAGGAGTTGGTGGAGGTCGTAGTACTGACGCAATTCTTGCAGGTTTAGAATATAATCAACAACTATTTAAATATACATTAGTAGATAATTGGTATGATTTTGGATTTGTTATGCCAGAAGAAGTTGGTAATAAGTATGGAAGTACAGTTGAAATAGTTACATCAGATGAAAAGGATTATGTATTCTCTACTGTAAAACAATTTGACTTTATTATGTCAGATGCGGATCATCATCATACACAAGAATGGTTTGAATATGTATATGACAATCTATTAATGGATGGTGGTATTCTATGTTACCATGATATTAATTTAGTTGAAGAGTCATTTGTTAATCTTCGTGAGATATATAATAAATGTCAAGAACGAAATATTACACATGTGTTATTTAATAAAAACAGTCTCCCATATGAGAAATGTCAAAGAGGCTTATTAGTAATATTTAAGAATAAATAGTAAAACGACGTAAACTCTAAAGTAAGGCATGTTGGACGGCGGTTCGATTCCGCCCAGGTCCACCAGTAAGTACATTGATGCCACTTAATCAATATATGCGGAGCTATCCTAGGTCACAGCCTTCCGCGGGTTACCGTAGCGCAAACGGGTTAATGTACTTACTAATGGGCCTGACCAGGTTTCGACAGCGTGAGATAGGATACGAGCGTCCGACAAGAAAGTCGTAAAAATCAAAAACTAGTAAATGCAAACGATAGCACTTACGCATTAGCAGCTTAAACACTGCTTAGGGTTCGGCAGGTTCCTCGTAACAGAATACCTGCCAATTTTGTTATAAATAAACAGTACATGCCTTTGGGGTGTACATTTTAATTAACTCGCTTAATAGGAGAAAAGTATGACAAACTTTACAGGTCGCGTTTCATTTGGTCCAATTCACCCATCTTTATTGGGTACATCATTAGGTTATGACTCTATGTTTGAAGAACTCGAACGATTAGTCAATGCACAACCTAACACTTCCGAAAAATATCCACCACACAATATTCTAAAATTAGACGATTATCGTTATATTGTAGAGTTGGCTGTTGCTGGTTTTTCTAAGGAAGAAATTGATATTACAGTTAATGACGGCAAATTAGTTATTAAAGGTGAAAAAGAAGTAGACAATGCACCAATTGAATACTTACATAAAGGTATCAGTGCTCGTGCATTTACTAAGACTCTTAATTTAATTGATACAATTGAGATTCAAGGAGCTTCATATAAGGATGGTATTCTTAGCATTGCGCTTGAGAATGTTATTCCGGAGTCCAAGAAACCACGTAAGATTGAGATCAATGATGAGTTAGTTACAGTTTCAACAGATACTAAACAACTTCTCAAAGAATAATTAATCTGAACATACGGGGTCTTAGGATCCCGTATATATAATTATATTATGAAAACACAAATAGGTAAAAATATAATATCATTCCCTTTAGTTCTTAGAGGTAATTGGCATATTAAAGCATCCATATATAAAGGACAAGTATTAGTAGTTGCAAATCATATTGTGATAGACCAATTAGTTATTAAGTCTTTTGATAATAATGATGACGCAGTTAAATTTATAAATTTTATAGTTAAAAAGGGTTATTATGAGTGATATTAAGATTTTCAAATTAATGAGTGGCGAAGAAATTGTAGCTGATGTTACTGATAAAGGTGACACTTATTCATTAAAAGAACCGGTAACTATTGTTTACCAACAAGCAGAAGGCGGCGGTATGACTGCTGGTTTTGCTCCTTTCATGCCATATTCTCATGGCGAAATTATCCTATCTAAAGCATCAGTTACTTCTTACGCAGATGTAGATCCTAAACTATTAGGTGAATATAACAGAATCTTCTCTAAGATTGAAATTGTTCCAGCTGGAAAAATTATTACATAAAAAGTGAAATAATTGTTTACATTAATTCTCATTTGGTATATAATGTCTCTATAGATTAATTAATTGAGAAGGAAATACATTATGAATACAACATTTGATAAAAAACAGTTTAACTTTTCTGGTGGCTACTTAACTTACGGTGCAGATCATAGGTTTGTAGCTCGCTTTAAACGTGGCGGTATGGCTGATTTTAAGAAATTCTTAGTTGCTAACTTTAGTGTTGAGCAATACTTTTATTTCATTGAAACACTACGTCATCCGCCATTAACTATTTTAGAATTAAAGGGTTATGAAAGCCCTAATATTCGTAAAGCACGTGCAGCAGGTTTACTATAATGTACGAATATAAAGGTTACACATATCGTCCTGAAATCCTTGAAGATGAGGATACACGTAGATATATTCATAATGTTTATTTAGAACAGTACTGTATTGGCAGGCTGACTAAGTCACACTGGTACTTGGCTACGTTTGAAGATTTTAAAGATTATGTGGAGAGTTTAATTGAGTATTAATTTGATGTTTGAAGACTTAGCCGTTAATGGCTCTCGTAATTTTAAGATTGATTATCTAAAGCAACACACTGATAATAAAACTTTAAAAGAAGTTATTCGTTTAGCTTTGGATCCATTCACCCAGTTTTATATCCGTAAGATCCCACAATATAAACAAATAGATACTACTGACATTGGTCTAAAAGAAGCTATTGATCAATTAGGTTATCTATCAAAGCGCATTTACACTGGTAATGCAGGTATTGAACATCTTCGTTCTATTCTTTGTAATCTACCAGAAGATAAAGCTCAAGTGATTGAACGTATTATTAATAAGGATCTTAAGTGTGGTGTCTCAGTGGCCACAGCAAATACAGTATGGCCTGATCTGATTAAAGAATATCCATGTATGTTAGCATCTGGTTTTGAACAAAAACTAGTAGACAAACTTAAGTTTCCAGCTATGGTTCAACTTAAGATGGACGGTATGCGCTTTAATGCTATTGTTAATGGTGGTAAATGTGAATTCCGTTCACGCTCAGGTAAGGAACTAAACTTACTTGGGTATCTTGAAGATGAATTTATTACTATTGCCAAAGGTGAAAACATTGTATTTGATGGTGAACTAATTGTTACTGATGGATTTGGAGTACTGGATCGTCAAACTGGTAATGGTATCCTATCAAAAGCAGGTAAAGGTACTATTTCTGAAGAAGAAGCAGCAAAAGTTAAAGCTGTTATTTGGGATGAAATTCCTTTAATGTTCTTTAAATCTGGTTTATATAGTACACCATATAAAGATCGATTTGCCGCAATGAAGGATCGTTTGCGGTCATTAAAATCTTCAGGGTTTAAGATTGAAGCAGTTGAGTCTCAATATGTAGACAACTTAGAAGATGCTCAAACTTTATTCCAAAATTATTTTGACAAAGGCGAAGAGGGTATCATTCTAAAGGCTTGCGATATGGTATGGGAGAATAAACGCTCTAAGAAACAAATCAAATTCAAAGGAGAATTAGAATGCGATTTAAAAATAGTAGCTTTGGAAGAAGGGTCAGGGAAGTACAAAGGATTACTTGGATCTCTCGCTTGCGAAAGCTCAGACGGAACCTTAAAGGTCAGCGTGGGAAGTGGCTTAACGGACGAGCATCGTTCAAGTTTAAACAAACAGGAGTACGTTGGACGAGTTTGTTCAATTAAGTATAACGCTCGTATTAAAAATAAAGACGGAGAAGAGTCTTTATTCTTACCAATCTTTATTGAAGTTCGTGATGATAAATCAGAAGCAGAT